AAAACAATGGTTTTCATAACCCTATTCCAAATAGATTAAAATCTTGCAATCCGCAGCACTCGACGTGGTATTGTCTGTGGCGTCTATGACAAGCCTGACGGGAATTGGCGGGTCATAAACTACGGTGCGTGGATCATCAGCACCGCTTACAAGCCCAGAATCGAAATACGCCGCGTTGTCTATTCCGCCGTCATGAATAATCATGCGGTCATTCGACGCTGACGGATAGAACACAATCCTTTTAATCTTGCTCCTCAAAACAGTTGAACCCTGCCCAGAAAGGTCATCTTCCCAAACCCAATCGGTTGAGCCATCAGGAACTATCTGAATTACCTTTTTGCTCGAACCAACCGATGTGGTATTTCCTGCTAATGCCCAAACAGGAATAAAAATCAGAGCCACCAAAATAACCAATGATTTCTTTAGCATTTTTGTTCTCCCATCAAAAAAAATGGCCGTTCAGGGTGTCCCCAAACGGCCTTAAATAAGTGCTCGTCTTGTTGCTATTTGTCTATCTTATAATACTAAAATCTCGCGTAAACTACAATTGTCATTTCCTATTATTTAATCTGAATGCGAGAATAATCTTCATTTCCTATCCTTATTGATTCACCAGATGCAATTTCTTTTGGTTCAGCCAGAGAGACCCTAATTTTTTTATTTCGAACCATTTCTTTAATAGTTGGTTTAATGTCTTCAGTCGTCATTCCAAGTCTATCAGAAATTTCTTTTATTTTAATGAATGTACCGGTTCCGTGTTCTTTTGCTTTTATCACATTTTCATATGTATTTCTAATTAAGTCTGATATAATTTTGTTTGCATGTTCGTCTTTTGTCACTTCATTAACAAGTTCATTCGCCATATTCTCAGATTGTATTTTGAAATATTTCGCTTCCTCAACCGCTTTTCTGATTGTCTCTTGGTTTAGATCCTTAACAGACATTGAAGAAAATGGAGTCAAATCTTTACCCTTGGTCGGATGGAACATATAACCTTCAGTGGCTTGGCCTTTCTCACCGTAAGCCTTGAACTCGAAATCGTAACCTGGAGCCGCATCGTTGAGAGCTTTTTCTATCTCAGCTTTCTGCGGGATTTCCGGTTTCGCGGGCTTTTCTTGAATAGGAACTTGCTCGGTTTTGGGAATCTGCCGCCCCTGGGCATCCTCTGCCGATGCCTTTATTTCGGTTTTCGGTTGTTCCATCGCTTCCGGACGTGTCTCCGCAGAGGCAGCAGGTTTTTTATTAGCAATACGTTCATTTTTCCATTTATTGAATTTTTTTACACGCTCTGGATCAGATTTAATCCATTCATTAAAAAGACGTTCTTCTTTAAGCCGTTCTACTATTTCTGGATGTGAACGTAAAAATTTCCCCAATCCAGGAAGTTGATCTATCTGTGCTATCGTCCATGGAATATCGTCCTTCATTACAGATTTTTCCATGTCACCAAGATATTTAGCGTATTCTTCCTTCGATTCCCCAAGTTCTGGAAGTATTTCATTGCTTGAGTAATCAACCGTCCACGGCGCAATATTTCCTTTTATGTTTTTATATAAACTCTCAAGACCTTGTTTCGTCCTATCAAGATATTCCGCTGTTTGCGTCCATGGATCAATTTGCTTTCCAGTTATAGTTGAAATCTGTTCTCTACTATCCGCAATATTATTTGGAAGAACTATTCCATGTGCCGGCATGAGATCATCAAGAAAATCCATAGCCTTTTGCTTTACCTGATTAGGATTATCTAAGAAATCTAATGCGTTCATTCGTATCCGAACTGTTCTCTCAATATGTTAGCAGCAGAATCTCGGTCAAGTTCGCCATTTTTATAGGCTGATTTAATATCTTCTGGGCTATTATATTGTTTTGATTTCTGTTGTTCTTCAGTTGAAGCATATGGAGGTTCTGGTTCTTCTTCGTTTCCGATAATAGCAGAAATCTTAGATGCCAATTCAACGCCTTTTGGAACTGAATACGGAACCTTGAATCCATCAGTAAAATATTGAAGACCGAATTTACTCAAATATATTTTAGACATATATTTTGGCGTAATAGCCAAAGCGGTCCCCTTTATAGGATTTCTAAAAATTATGCCAAGAGTACCCCAAGTCATAATTGTCTGACCAGTTCCAGACGGGTTTCCGGCCATTCTTTCGGCAGTTTGCATACGTCTTCCAACATCCGCAAGCTGATTTATTTTCTTCACTTTCTCTGGATCAAATAATACTTTAAGAACCCTATCACCATATTTATCGACAAGTCTAGCCATTGTGGCGGGTTTTATTGTTTCATTGATACTTTCTTTTGTGAATATTTTCTCAAGCAACTTCTCTCCCAACTGTTCATTTATGTAATCTTTTCCAACGGCAGTTTTTAGAACACTAAGATTCTTTAACAAGATATGGGATTGCAATTTGCTTTCTGGCGCACCTATAATGGCATCAACAATGGTGTCAGGATATGTTTTGGAAATCGTTTTCAAAAACTGAAAACCAGGAAGTTGTTTATTAAGATCAAGACCATTTTTTGCAACCGCTTTTATTTGTTCTAACTCATATGGTCCGTAAATTTCTTTAAGAGTTTCATCTCCATATTTTATCAGATTCGCACGAAGAAATTTCGGTTCGAATATATCGTGTTTTACAGCCCCCAATAACTTGTTTGTGAATCCTTCTTTTATGCCATTAAATCCATCTGGGCCTAATGCCTTTTTAAGCAATTTGATTTCAGTTATACCGTTCGGTTTAATTGCCAAGTCAACCAATTTCTCTGGGTTAGCTGCTGCAATTTTCTTAATAGTATTTTTTGCATAAACTCCCTTAAAATCTTCACGATAGAAAAAATTTGCAGCCTGAAATGCTTCCCATGCATTACCACCTTCAGCAGATGCAATATTTTCAAGATCTTTATCTAATGCCTGTCTTAATTGTTTATAGACACCAGCCTCTTTTGTCGCCACACCCTTCTGACCGTATTGGCCAGCACCATACATTGCATCTTCTTTTTGGATCAGATTGTATAAATCGCTTCTGAATTCTTGAAGGGTCGCCCAATCTCGTTTGACAACAAATTCATCACCAAAATCCATTAGAAATTGTTCTCTAAGAGTTTCCGGCAATTCATCAAGTTTTCTCAAGATTTCATCTGGAACATTTTTTTCTTTCGACGCCCAATTCAACATCGCCATCATTTTGCGGTCTTGATTTGGTAATTTTTCTTTTATCGCTAAAATTTCTTTGGCTTTTTGAGACAATGATGGAACTGTGTATGTTGCATCTTTTGGCAAAGAATTCCCAACTTCTGAATACAATTGCTGCGCTTTTCTAAAGGCATCGAAACTCTTTGCCTTTAACAACTCCTTTCCGGTCAATCCAATGGATTCAAAGGGCAAGTCTGTTCCAAGCCTTGCAATGATTTGTGCTCTCATATAATTTAGAGCGTCACCTTTTAGATTTGCTTGATTCTCTAAAAAATCTGTAACGTCAGTATATATTCTACGTCCGACCATATTGATTGATTCCGGAGGTGCTCCGTTATCTATCAATTTTTGTGCTTCATCTGTTAATGGTTTTAATTGTTCCTTTAATCTGAATTTCGTTATGTAGTCTGAAGCCGTAATTGACTTTTCCATCATGGACTCAAAAAGGCCAAGACTTTTAGATTGCGTAACATCTGCCGGTGTTGGCTGAACCCCGTATTCTCGCGCAATTGAACGATAATATTGATTTTCCGGTGTCATCTGCTTGGCATAAGGCGCAGAAAGTTTTTGAAGTCCGGTTCCAATAACTTTCCCGGCAGACTGTCCCATCATTTCAATAACAGCGCCTTCGCGCACATCGTTGGCAGTTGCCAGAGTTTCATTCATTACATCTTTCCAAAAACCAATATCCTTACTTGCGGTTTCCGGGGATATCTTCCATGCTTCAGGTAACGATTGCGGATTTTCTCCTGTAAACTTATTTATGAAATCGTCGATACGACGCTCTGCATTTTTTACGGAAGCGTATCCAAGTCCAGCTCCCGCAACCCCTCCAACCGCAGCAGTAACACCTCCAGGCGCACCAGCGGCAGCACCAATTATTCCACCAGCCGTAAGCCCGCCCATTTCTGCCGCAGGCTTTACATATTTGTTGTAAACACCACTGACGGTTGTTTGTTCCGGCCTTTCTGCCTGAAGTTGTTGTTCTGGATCAAACTGTGATAGGTATTCGGCTATCTCAGTATCAGATTTTCCAGATTCTCTTGCCCTTTGAGCATCGAAGTTCGGGAACTTAGTGATAAGATAATCCGCTATTCCGCTATCGGTGTTTCCAGACTGTCGTGCTTTTTCAATATCGAATGGCATCGTTATTTCCAAAAATCATCCATACTTGATTTTATTATTTTTTCTTCTGGAACCTTATAACCGTATTCTTTGAATGCCTTTTTCTTTTCACTCGATACTTTTTTAACATAATCCAAAAATTGTTTTGCTGTTTCTGCAAAAGCAACATCATCTAATGACATAGACGGAATCATTTCCAATGCAACCTGCAATTCTTTATCAGACAATTGCTTTCCACGCATTGCGTACATCAACCCCGGCAATCTAGCCACAAGAGTTCGTAATTTTATACGTTCTTTATCTGGCATGATGCCCCAATTATCTATTCTCTTTCTAACAAACTCCAATGGTCCTGTATCTGCTTTCCCCTTGTTTATCATTGATTCTATGTCGTTCATTGTATCGGTATAGGCTTTGAATTCGCTCTGTTGCGAAACCTGTTGGGCAGGTAATGTTTTTTCACCGCCACCCGTATCTAAAATTAGGTTTCCATTTGAATCATATACCTTCATTCCTTTTTGAGGAGTTGGTTGCACACCTTTTAATATACGAACCTTCCCATTTTTTGAAACCTGATAAACAACAGGACGGCCATCATCATCTGTTCCATTTTTTGGCGCAGACCATTTTTCTTCGTCTTCCTTTTCTGGACCTTTTGCTATTTCTTTTCCAGAAGCATCAACCAATGTCTGATTAGGGCCAAGAGTATAACGCTTTTCTCCACTTGCATTGGATGGAAGTGAAAATATTTCATTCCCATTTTGATCTATAACTGATTGGCCGGGAGATACCGTAATTGGTTTGAATTCAGCAGTTTTATTGGGCGATTCGTAAATCACTTTTCCAGTTCTATCAATAACTGTCTGACCTGGACTTACGGTGATTGTTTTATCGTCACCTGAAAGTCTATCCGACCGTTCTTTAGCAAGAATCTCACGTTTGACACCAAGCTCCTCACGGCCAAACGCCAATTTATCGCGCTCAAGGTCACGTTCCAACGACTTGACTTCCATGTTCGCCCGTTGTTCCGCAGTCAGGCCGAACTTGTTTTTCCACTCATCGAAATTAAAACTTGGATCTTCGACTTGCTCAACAGATGGGACGCTAAATGTCGGCAACCCACCTCTGCCATGGATATTATCTTGGACAAGCCATGGATAAATTTGACGATAATTCTCCTTTGTTACGCTTGGCAGTATTTTTTGCAAAGCATCATATTTAACTTGCATGTACCGATATGGAAGCATGGCCTGTTCGTCATCATATCTCTGCTTGTCACGTTCTTCTCTAATCTGTGCGAGATTCAAATACGCATCGGCACGTTTGTTTTCTGCTTCCTGCTGGCGCTGTCGTTGTTTAAAACCGGCATATTGACCAAGACGGGCCAACGTATTGTTAAAATTCGTCCATGGAACATATCCATTCATTTTGCGTTACTCCAAACAATTAACTTTTAATTACCACAACCCGGAATTCCGACCGTAACCATACATCATCATGGCGTTCATCGGAAGGTTCCCAAGCCCAGAGTATAGGTTCGCCAATGTATTTCCCTGCCCAATAGCCGATGCAGCATTGGCGCTTCCGGTTCCCTGCCAGATATTCGCGATATTTCCCCCCGCTTGCATGGCTTGACTGCCACTTCCAGAAGCGGCATTCTGCCCGAGACTCGCCAGATTATATGCTCTGCTCCACTGATTTTGAGCTTCGTCTGCCGAAACCCTCATAGCGGCATCAGCAAGCGCGTTTATTCCAACACGGGAATTATACAATCCCCTTGCTGCGAGGGCTTGATTGACGTATTTCGCCGCTTCTGATTGCTTCCATTGATAAATTGGGTCGTTTTCGTTTAATGTCGCCCCGCCAGTTAAAAACCCAAGGCCATAGTCGCCCTTGCCAGCCTCAATGTATGCCATTGCGTCTTCGCGGCTTAGATTGAACATATCCATAACAGCGTTTATGGCATTTTCATTAGCTTTGGCTTGGGCTTTTGCAGCATCTTTATAGGCATCTGACATCTGGTTCGCGCCGTATATTTCTCCAATCATTCCAGCACCGATACCAGCAAAGGGTGCCCATTTCGCCAAATCTCCAAGCGAAAAACCAGAAGAAACTGCATTGGGGATATTATTTGCCAAAAGATCTGTTCCCGTTTCGTTAAATACTGAGTATGGAGTTCCCAATTTATACGGAGCCAACTCAGACAAACCTAATTCGGCAGATGGACCAAGTATCCCTGGCGCTGCCGTAAACCCAGAAATAGGAGCAGTCGATCCAATAACTTCACCACCAGCCAGAACGTTATTCGCAAGTAAATCCAATCCAGTTGCACCACCAGCAGTGCTACCGACAGCAGGGGCACCAGAAAACGCACCGGCAGCCCCCATCATGAGCGCAGGAGCTGCAATCGCCGCAAGGCTTGGAGCCATCTGCATAAGACCTTCGGCGCTGTAAAACGGTCCAGACTGGTGCGTGGACATCAGCTTATTGAACATTGCATATTGAGCATAGGCTCTTTCGGCGTCACCCCAAATCGGAAGTTGGGTTTCCCGATCGGCACCGCGTTTGTAACCGCTGAACTCATACGGGAAATTGTAGGTTGCTCCACCACGCCTGGCGTTTGATGGTTCTGTATAAACTGCGCCTATTCCGGTATTAATATCATGCGTCCATCCAGGCGGCAGCATATCGTTGCTGAGACTTCTTGCGTTTTTCGCAAATCCTGGCATCAAAATTTTTTGCAAAACTTCTGGACCGCGTGATGCAAAATTGGGGTGTTGGGCGAATTGCTTTACCCACTCTGGAACCTCGTTTATACCCCTTGATTTCAAATCGTCAACAATTGACTGCTGTAGTCCCAAAGAATCTACCAATATGTTTGCCATCTTAAAACTCCAACTTGTTTATTCGACTGTCTCTGTTATACCCGTTATGGATAAAGACGCGTTTGCGTGGCCCGATAGTTCCCATTGGCGCGACTTGTATCTTCCAAGCCGTCGCCAAGATATGTATGAATCGGCATTAGAACTGGACGCAACCGCCAAATCTTTTGTTTTGTATGAAGTATATGTTCTCTCGCCATCATTTCTGTAGCGCATGGAAAAATTTAGTGCGCTTGTACTGGATGTACGCTTTGCCCTCAAGTCCAGCCTTGCACTTCTCACCTGTTGGCCATGGTCTACGTGTCCTGTTCGGTAGAGCCAGTAAATGGCATCTGAACCATCTTGAAAAACTGTGTTATCAAATTTATAGATTTTACCATTAGATTTGTCACCTACAAGGCAAACGTTCCATGCAGGGCAATAGCAAAAAGCAATCCCACGAAACAATTCGTGCGCGGGCGTTCCCGTGTTGTAATAAGTCCATTCATACCATTGGTCCGACAAAAAGTCGTAAACCCACGTTTTTGCAGAGGTTGGAAACGTAATTAGATAATAGGCGCGGCCAAACATGGGAATGTAAAAACCTCGCGCATCCGTTACCGTATATGTTTGAAAAGACCTATCTACAGATGTTGACAATGGAACAACCGACCGCCCATTTATCATAACAACTCGTTTGTGAGTATCCATATAAACAAACGAACCGACCACTTCACAATAGGCAACTGAATGCGGCGAGCGTGTTCCAGAATCTATTCGTCCCTGCAAAAATTTAGAAAAAGGCGTAACTCCATCGTCGTGCCAAACCTCAATTGTGCTTTCTCCGATACAATATAATTCGTCACCTGTTGTTCCTATGTACTTTGTTTTATCTCCGAGGGATTCTGCTTCAAAATAATCTCCAGCCCAAGTGTCTGCATCGCCAACCGCTGAATAATAAATCACATCATTTTGCGGGTGTAAAGCAAGAAGATACTTGTCCAAATACGCGAGCTTTGACGCACCTATTGGCGCGTCGGTAGATGTCAGATTTGTATATGATGACGGGCCTATTTTTTTAATCTTTTGGTTGTCGGCAGGGTCTCCATTAACAGCGTAGGCATAGGCACCAAATTCAACGAACGACGCAGGTGTGCCAGCATCAAAGGTCTGCCCCGCATCTCCGTTGGGTATCTCTGCGAACGTGCCGCTGGATGACGTTATTTTCCATAATTGATTTTTAGAAAGTGCCAATGCATAATCCAGACGCTCCCACCACCACAAAGCGTCAATCGGATATGCAGTTCCTAAATCGCAAAATTGCGTCAAACCGGGCCGCAATGCCAAACCACCAAGCTCATCAGTAATAAGATTTATTTTATCGTCGTTATACGGACCTTTGTTTATTCCTGACGTTTGGTTAGAATCCAAACGTCCACTAAACCCAACGAGCACAACACCCCCTCGTGAAAGGTTGAACGGATCTACGTTTTTAACGACGCCAAGTTCTATCGGTATTCTAATTTTTTGCATTTTTATTATGTTGAGACATTACTGTTTGCGATTGTAATCCATTCAGTTCCTGTCCATTCTAATTTAAGGGCATCATCAACAGCGTCAAATGCAAACACTTCGGGATCACTGGTTTCATGGTTGGTTACTGATAAAGTGCTTGCATTGTCTGAATTGGTCATTACAACCAATTTTTGCTGCCCGGCATACTGACCATCTCCAAGGGTGGCGGTAACTGCTCCACTACCTGAGTTTATATTTGTCACACCCCAAGGTTTGCATGTAAATGTACCTGTCGCAGTTTCGATCCATCCTCCCTGATTGTGCAATACTCGCAAATCCGTAGGTGTTGAAAGTACATTATATGGCCCGGTATCGTTCCCAATTAGGTTATTTTCGCTGATCGTCACATATTCGGCAGAATTACTCCACTCCATACCATACGATTGTGTTTTTGTTCCTTGATCATCATACGAACGGTTTCCATATACAGTTCCATAAGACGACCTAACCGATATACCAGCAGTCCCACTCCCGCCATTCTTTACTGTATTGTTTGCAAGAGAAAAGTTTGTCATCCCACCAAACAGCAACGGAGCGCCAGCCCCAGCCATGGCGATTTCATTTCCCTCAACAACAACACTATCAGTTTGTTGCGATCCGCCGAAATACAAACCATAATCAGAACTTGACCCTCCAACAACCTGATTGCCACGAACATATATTCTGCGAGACAATCTTGTAGCATTTGTCACCGCAACATAAACAGCCGCACCGTAGCTGGCTCCAGAAGATTCCCCGCATTGGTCAAATTGGTTGTCATGTATATTTACAGATTCGCAACCGTCTTCAATATGGACACCTTGCAATAGGCATTGAATAAATTCATTGTCGTGAACATTCACACGCTTTATTGTCGTTCCAACACCCCCAGAAGCACCAAATCCAATTCCTCGTGCATCAGAATTGTCTCCGGCCCTATAAACAGTCAATCCAGATACGTGTATGTCGGTTGCGGAACCAGTTGGAACATTTATTTCGACGGCATCCCCCGAGATATATTCTATCCGTCCGCCAGATACAGTCAATCCGTTACCCCCGGATGATGCCTCAGTAATAATTGGATACATTATGTCACAGGCATAAATATTCTCTATCCTAACGTTTTGCCACGTACTCAATAGATAAATCCCGTATCCATAGGGAACTGTGGTCGGCCAATTTCGAGTAATTGCTGAATTTATAACCCGTGGATTAATAACATTAACATTGGTACACGCACTTATTTTTAGTCCAATGTTTGATATTGCGCCCGACTGATTAAGGTCGAGGGTCATGTTCTCAATTATTATTTCTGATTTCGATGAATAGGCGAAAAGAGTTTTGGATGAAACGGTCGTGTCCATTTTTAGGATCGCGCCGTCATCAAAAACAATTCTTTGATTGCTGGCACCAACCAACGTATCGCCAGTTATTAAATAAGTGCCATACGGAACAAGAATTATTCCAGATTTTGCAAAAGGTAGGTTTAGTGTTGCCGTGTCGTTTGTGCTACCGTCGCCAGTTGCTCCCCACCATTTCGCTTTTATGGTCCCCCTGTTAGTGAATGTGACTGTACCAGATCCAGAAAATATCTGGCGTTGACCCGCAATAATATTCTCCGCACTGGGAAATGTTAAGGTTTTGCCGCTTGATACTGAAAATATCGCTCCTGGTAAAAACACAAAGTCGATATTATCATATGTTGACAAGTCCAAATCGTCTGTAATCGTCCATGACCCGCTATCTAAAATACAAATTGTTTTTGTAGAAGTTCCAATGTCTGACAATAATGCGCTTAATGTCGTCAATGTTTTTCCCGTACCAGTACCATACGCGGAATATACGTTGACGATATTTTGGACTTCATTTGTACCAAACATCTTCCTAAGAGCATTAAGGTTTTCCCCGACTACCTGGCCAAACCTCGTTGCTTCTTTAGGGTCTTGTGTTCTCGGAGGTTTAACGAGCGTGGTAAGCGCCATTAATAATCACATCCAGGTTGAAAAAAAGCATCTTCGGGCGCGTCTTCGGGTTCGAATGAGTTGGCAACATTCAACGCCTCCTGCGCCAAACGTTCTACTTTATTAAATGTTTCCATAGAGACTTCTGGAAATTCAGGGGCAATGTCTCGCGCCAAAATAAATTTGATTGGTCGATAATAATACCCTGGAATATCTATCTCATTCGAACCTACTGAGACAATTTCCAAAGGTTGTCTGTAAACCACAGCCCCACAATACGCGGCTGCTACAGATGTCGATGGCTTGCAATCAAGATATAGAGTACCTGTCGAATTTGTACGCTCGTAATACCACCGCGTAGGCATTGATTGCTGAAGTTTGTTCGGTATATTGTAATATTCGTCATATCCGATTGGCTCTAAGTTCGTATCGGTGGTTGTACTCGTATGCCTCAAAAATACCGTTTTAATTTCCTCTGGTATCTGGATGCTTGCCTGTCCACCGGGCTTTAATAAATAGGTGTTTCGCGTAGCCTCAAGTGTCAATGATGCGACTTCGGTTTGCCAAACCCTTACACCTTTAAACATGCGGTTGTTTGGGCCTTTTGCTTGGAGCAATATATGGTTAAGGGCTTCTATGGCGTTTGATTTTTCATTTGAGGACGGCGCTTCGTCTGGATCGACAACACCCAAAACGCGCATAGCCGCCATAACCATCTGAGATGCTGTATATGTCAGTGTATAGGTTCCCGAAGTCGTCATGTTTTCTCCAAAAATAAAAAGGGCAATGGGGCCTCCCATTACCCTTGGTTGCCGCAGACGGCCATCTGCCTAAAGCTGCCTGTGACTATCCGATGTGTTTCAGCAACGCCAACCAGAAATCATGCGGTGTAATCTGCGACTGGCATTTCGCAACCCCTGTTTTTTCATCCCGGTTGCAATGCTCCCATCCGTATATCATCTTATGACACGGATAACACTCGCATTTATCTGAATATAGGCTTATACAATTGTACCAGTCCCGAGAAATATTTTCAATAGAAGAATGCGACAAAAACAAGATTTTTTTGATATCAAGAAACGAAACTGCATTCATAACTCCTGTTTCTGGCCCAACAATGATATCGGCTTCATGCGCGAAAGCCAATGATTCTCGAATCGTCCATTTCCCGCAACGCTTTAAAACCCGTGGTTCGTTTTCCCATCCGACCTCAAGAATCTGGTCAAATTCGCTTCCCACGAAGACAACCTTCCAATCGGGCAAATTGAGCATGATTTGGGCCACTGCATTGTCGAGATATGGCCACGCCTTGTTAATTCCAGAACCGGACAGCGCCCACAGAATACACTTTCCAATTTTTTTCTTTTGCTTCTTCGCCCATTGGCGTTCCTCAAGCGTGGCATAAAACCGAGGGAACGGATCAAATTCGACGCCCGCAATTTCATGCATCATCTCAAGATAATTGTGATTCATATACCGATGTCGCGCTGAGGTAGGCCAATAGAACGGTGGCCTCCCGGGCAACACCAAATATGAACCCTCAACGGATTCAGAGAAATTGATCCATTTGTCGAACTTTTTAGACCAATATTTCCAAAATTCAAACAGGTTATCAGGTGGAACCTGATTTTTGTCCTGCACAAAAAAATGATCTATGTTCGGATCGTGCCTCATCAACTCCATGTTGTTTGGATTACAAAAAAACGTGATATCGTATTCCTGTTCCCTTAACTTCCTGAGAACAGAAGATGTTTGAATACAGTCCCCCACCCCGCCATACCTGACAACACCGGCACGTTTTTCTGGAAGCGGGAGATTGCAACTATACATATGGTCTGTTTTTCGTTCAAACTTTTTGTATACCTGGAAAAAGCTGTATTCGTTGCCGGATTTTCGAGTTTCGTTGACAACAAGATCCCAACCGCCAACAGATTTCATAATATCTATGATATCTTGTGGAATGAAATCGTGTTCATGCGAGTGATTTGAACTGTATGTTCCGATGTTTGGGAACAATTCCTTGTGCGGAAGATACAACACGAGATGGCCAGCAGGTCGTATCACCCGCCACCATTCACGAAGCACGGACTCCGTGTCTTTAAAATCTTCGAGTAAGTGGCTGGAAAACACGAAGTCCATGCTTTGCGAACTAAACATTGGAAGTCTTTGTGCATCTGCAACCACATCAACAGACAACCTCAACATAAGTTCCTCGTTGGAACTCATGTTTTCGCCGTGATACGAAAGATTATCGACGCCAATAAAATGGCGAAATGGCTTATAGTAGGAGCATCCTAAATCAAGTCCCATTCCGCGTGTGTACGGGACGATTTCCCATTTTATTTTCGCTGCCTCATTGGATTGTGGTTGGTTAGGGTCAAATGTCAAGACACAGCATCCTTCAATAATGCCACCAAATCCGGCCTTCTGGTGTCTGGAGAATAAGAAATCTTGCGCCTGGTAAGTTCCAACTTAATATCATCGTTCCGCAGAAAACCGACATCCCGCCCGGCTTTTATTTCCAGCCGCTCTCTAATTTCTTCATCAGATCCGATATGTGACCCCACCCGAAAGTCGTCCATCGTCATTCCGCTTGGAGGCAATGGACCGCTTGCGCCATACCCGTCCATAAAATCGTCTTCATCTTGGATTTTCGGCTTGGGAATATCCTGTGGTTTTGGCCGCTCAACCTGCTTGGCAAGTTCCTTGTTGACATCCCCAACGCTACCATCCCTGAAAACTTGTCGCCATTGGGCATCGTAAAGGTTCCCATCGCATTCATAGGCGACACCGACCATGCCATAAACCCTACCGAAATGCTTGTTTGCCACTATCTTTCACCCCCTTTGCTACGCCCCAAAAACCCGCCATCTTCAGATTCACGCCACAACGAGTTCGGCGGCATTTCGTCGAGTTCTTCCTGGTTTTCGTTTTTGTATTCCGGGTCACAATGTCCCTGTTCGATTTCTTTCTTCTTCGCACCGTAATTTTCTTTGTATTGCATTTGTACCTCCTATAAGTCGATTGTGCATTTTTCGGGGTGTTTGCATACCCGCCAACCGACAAATTTTGATTCGCGGCCCTTCATCCTAACCGTGTCAGACGCTCTGTCAAACGTAGAAATCTCCATGATAACAGAATCTTCAAGTGCCGTTACACTGTGCCACGTCTTCGGCGGAAGATTCAGTTTTTGTTGCGGAGAAAACATGCGTTCTTTTCCGTTTATATCCAAAACGGTTAATCCCTTAAGAATAACAAATGTCTCATCCTTGACGGGGTGATAATGATATGAAATCTGCCACCCAGAATCTATAAATAAATATTTCAAACAATAGTTTGCTTTCCTGTTGTTTACGACTATTTCTTCCTTACCCCACGCTTTTTTGATTATTTTGTTCATCTTGGCTTGTGTCCACTAAAAACTTTCCGTCGATTATGACCTGATTCCACTTTACGGGGCGCTTAATGTTTTCGGGCGGAGCCATATCAAGGTATGGTGCAATTTGGTTTTGAACCACGTCATCAAAAAGCGAGTCAAGCTCCTCGTACATGATGAAACAAACTTTGCCCTTAATTTCATCCGGCATATTAAACCAGCTTTTTACATGCCCGTTCCATCTTGACTCCATCGTGGCATATTGAAAAAACTGGTATCTCATGCAAGACCCGTAGGGTTGCGCGTTTCTAAATTCCTGCATGGTTTCACAAACAGGCCCGGCGTGCCACGGCAACGACTTTATGTGTTTCATAAAACTCATCATAACCGCATCCACATTGCGATATATGTAAAAAAACCTAAACCCATGCTCATACAACATGGGAATGCACGGAAGCATAAAATAACCGTCATAGTGCGACTTCACAACCTTTCCGTGAAGTTCTTCGGTTTCCAATAAATGTGAGAAAAAACAAAACATATTTTCGGGCGCGTAAAGCGTGTCTTCCCAGTTTTCAAGGTTGATGAAGTTTTTAGCGTCATACCCGAAGTTTTCAAGCGTGTTCATCAAAAAATGCGTGCCTGAGCGCTCGTGACTAAATACGCATGGCCATATCATAGCAAACCCCTGTAAACCTTTTTCCACAACCGATGTGCGGTGGCATCAAAACTATGATTGCTTTGCACCCACATTCTTGAGGCACGTTTTTTGCGATATATTTTTTCGTCCGGCCATGAAAGAACGTCCAATAGCTTTTCCCGCAATTCGGATATTGTGTTGGCAATGATAAGTTCGCAGTCTCCGTACTCACGCTCGTAATGATGGAAGTTAAGCGAATTAGTGATTACGATTTTACCCATTGCCGCGGCTTCAAAAGCCGTGTTCCCCCACTCTCCATATGGTTTTCCGTATGCGATTTCTGCGCATGTATCCAAGAAGATGTCGCACTCAGAAATCATAGCAAGATTGTCATAATACGCAAATATTCTCTTGTATTCCTCAAGGTCGAACCCGCCGTGCCACGCCAATCTATCCGCAACCGCCTTTTCACGACAGATATCCTTTATCATCTCTATTATATCAGCGGTTCCCTTCAGTTCTGGTTGGGAAGGAAAATGGCCTACGACTATCTTCTTGCTGTCGATCCTGTCGAAATTTGGCTTAATAAAATCCGTATCTACCGGGAAATAAATAAGGTGTTCGTTCTTGGCACCAAGGCCAAGCAAATCCGGCATTTGAATGATTGTTGCGTTGGCGATCTGGTTGTATAGTTCGTTAATAGGTTCGTGCCATACCCTATATTCGCGTCCGCTGTGCTGAAATACAATGTTTTTTGAAAAATAATCTGTTAATCCTACGTCTATGAAATGAGAAGACGTATAATGGATAATTTGGGCGTTTTCAGCAAACGGTTTCAATTCGTGATTTTTGAACATCGGCGCGTGTTCGTGCATCCTAACCGCATCTTGCATGGACGGATGTATGGGGGTTTGTTCTGGATAAAAATATGGATGATAGTTTCCCTTAAAACCCATGCATTTCAGACCAAGCCTACGCGCACACTGAATGAACTTCCAGCCCGTGTTCGCCCAATCGTTGTATGTCAAAAACAGAACATCAAGCATTTCTTATCCTTTCGCAAATCCGTATGGCATCTCTGGTGTCTTCTATCCCGAACCCGGCTCCGTCCAATATCCGTTTGTAGCACTCTGTATGCAGTTCTCCGAAATTAGAACTGAGTTCGATCTTTTCTCCATTTATCTCCAGCGTTCGCCGCGGAACGTCTTTCATGCTAATTGAAAGTCTGAAATTAATTCTGGCACCCAAAAGCAGCATTGCCCCACTTACAACCTCATCTGTCTTACATCCGAGTCTTAAACTAATAAGCGGACCAAATAGGTGTGAAAGCAGGTCGAACATATGTATGCCAATATTTGTAGCGAGTCCACCCGATTTCTGAACATCAGACTTCCATGAAAACTTGTACCAATTGCCTCTTGGGGTACAGTAATCGACATTCACCAAATGCCCGACATCGTAATCGACAGAAGGAAGATTCGGATGTAGTCTAAGTTGTAATATATTCCAAACCCGCCCGCCTGTTTCTTCCTCAAGTCTTTTCAACGCATCCAGGTTGTGCTCATTACATACCAACGGCTTTTCGCATATCGCATCAGCTCCGATTCTCAGCGCAAATGCGGTATGGCTTGAATGCAGGTAGTTTGGAGACGCGATACTAACATAATCGACTTTTGTTCCAGAAGCCATCAGCTTATAGATATGCCGGTCAAACCGCTCAAATTCTGTAAAAAAATGGCAGTCGGGGAAATAAGAATCTAAAATCCCAACTGAATCGTGAGGATCAAGCGCGGCTATCAGGTTCCCGCCGACCGCTTTGATTGCTGCCATGTGTCTCGGAGCTACGTAACCAGCCGCGCCTATGAGCACAAAGTTCTTCACTTGGCCGGATTGCCCTTTACGGTTGTAAATGCTGGAACATCTTTAGTCACGACTGCGCCAGCACCAATTATGGCTCCCTCACCGATATTTATTCCTGGCAATATCGTTGCGTTGGCTCCAATAACTGCGTTGTCCCCGACTATTGTTGGAGGGCCGTTTTTCCACGCTCCGTTTGACGGCGGATATTTGTCGTTTGTAAAACAGGCATGGGGGCCGATAAAGACGTTGTTTCCGATAATCACATTGTCAGGTATAAACGCAAATGCCTGGATTTTGCACCCGTCCCCGATTTTGACATCCGGTCCAATAAAAACGTATTCATAAATTTTGTTCATAACTATTCCTGTTTTTAAGAACCTTCGCCGGATTTCCAATAACCACATCCCCAGGGGACACATCCCTGATAACGTTTGCCCCGACTCCCACAAGCGCGTAGTCGCCTATCCTTACTTTATTCATAATCGTTGCGCTTAGTCCGATCCACACCTTTTCCCCAACGACAACGCCACCGCCAAACTTCGTGCCAGCAGCAATGCAGCTTCGTGCGCCAATGTTGCAGTTATGCGCAATATGAACATGGTCGTCAATCTTAACATAATCTCCAACCACCGTATCTTCGATTGTCCCCTGACAAACTGTCGTCAGTGCCCCAATCTCGACGTTGTTCCCAATTATTACACCCCCGGTATGTCCTATGGCAACTGGAGTTAGATCTTCCATAAACCCGAATGAGAATCCCTTGCTACCTATTACAGCACCGGACTTTATCAAGCATCCATTCCCGACAGCAACCCGGCCACGTATCACAACATTGTCTTCAATCACAACGTTGTTTCCGATGAAAACGCCGTCCCAATCAATTGAACAATTGCTTCCAATTTTAAACTGCTTTTCCGCTCTTGGAAGATACTTTGTGCGGTCTACAGCGAACCTTAACCTGGATTCTATGTATTCGTTTACAGTCGGCATATTCTCCTGTAATTCGCAAAGCACTCAGCGTATTCAGCGCCTATTTGCGCACCACGTACCCGAGCAAGCCCGTAAACAAATTGGGCGTCGAAATAGTGCCTATCCTGATGCTGAGATTTGTATTGAAACAATGCAAGCCACTTTTGACGGACATCCTGTTCTGAAATTACAGAAAATGCCTGGGACTGAAAATTCAGGTTGTTCCATAGAATTTCGTATCCCATAAGATCAGTTTTTTTAAATGCCCTAAACGCTTCTTCTGCGACCACTTTATGATCTTGGTGCATGTCGTCAAGGCATGGAACGAATACGGCATCCGGCATATATTCGTCGCGTATGTCGATCATGTTCTGTAAAACATCCTGCCTGTAGCTATGCAGTCGTCTATGTGGATAGTCATATACCTTTGTTTGAGATATTCCAAGAACTGTGTTGGCATCTTGGAATTCTATCTTGCGAGTATGTTTCCCAATTGATTTTCGGCCTATGTTTTCGGATGCCGTAAAAAGAACGTGGACGACATCAGCTCCCGACTTGACCAATCGCCAAAGCGTAGCACCACAGCCCATCTCCGCATCATCTGGGTGCGGCGAAAATACCAAGATTCTTTTCATGCGTGTCTTTCTTGGCTTCAAATACCATGTATGGCATTCCAAATGCCCCGTAAATAAAGTGCCAAAAACCCTTTATCCCCAAATACTCTAAAAACCTCAATAACTCACCCTTCCCCACAGACCTTTCAAATGAACCTTTCCCGTGATCCGTAAAACTGTAAAGCGGGATGTTGCCAAATATGTAAAAATTGGGGTTTGAAAGCTCCCAAATTTTTTCCGCTATTCTGTGGTCGTCATTGAAATGTTCGAAGCTGTCCAAAAACCAAAATGCGTCAAACTTTTTGTCTGTCTTAAATTCGTAAAAATCTGTGCTCTCAGCATTCAAACCGTTTCTTTGAGCGAATCCGATTGCCGATTCTGCCAAATCAATGCCGTGCCAATTGTCTGTAAATCCGTCCCCCCATATACTTCTTAGTGCCAATGCGTGTATCCCAGTTCCGCATCCGACATCCAATATTTTTAAATTCTTATAATACGGTCGCTTTGAAATCTCCTTCATAACGATTTTCATCTTATCGAAATTCATTTTAACATGACCGGAATCAATAATCCTGTCCTGCCAAATTTTATCCCAATATTCCTTTTGAGTGTCTATCCCAGCAAACATTTATAAAGTTGCTCCAATTTATGAATGTGGTTATCCATAATAAAATGCTGCCTTACTTTGACAAGTTGTTTCCGGCATTCTCGGTGCTCTCGCCATCTATCGCGTAGTTCTTCGATAGATTCAACGGTTATCCCGATTCCGTGTTCTTCTATGAATTCAGAACTATGCTTGGCGTTAATTGCCACGGTCGGAACCAATGCGCCCATATAATCAAATAATTTGTTTGGGAACGCTACTTCCCATTCAGGAGTATGGAATATGTTGCCGATCAAACCCCAATCATGCCTTGAAATCGCTGGGATTAGCTTATCATAAACGCGCCCTTCATGCAAGAACGCAACGCTTTGATATAACTTCTGAAATTCCTCATTAGATGTAATCGGGCCATAAATGTGAAAATCAACTCCAGCTTTTGCAGCGCTGTGTGCCAGTTCCTCATAGTCCGAATACCGAAAACCCCTCAGGTCTGGGTTTTTTGCGATCTTTGACTTCAGGTCCACGCGGCCCTGATACACAAGACCGCCAAGCCAACCATCTGTTTTGTATTGATAAAACGTAAGCGGTAGATATGACGGAAGAATAAGATGCGGTTGTTCAAGTGCGAATTCGTTTAGGATTATGTTTGCGAACGGACGCGACGGAAACACAAGGGCGTCTGCAAGCTGAAAATTGTTTCGCTCCTCTGTCTGCACTCTAAAAACAAAATTGCCCCGATCACGCTGTTCAAGTTCTTCTTCAGGTGTCATTCGCGCCAGATAAGAGTCGTGAACGTCTAACACAACTGGTTTGTCACAGCGTTCTTTTATCATCGTGACAAACCAACTTGGCTCGTTATGACAATGAAACAGGTCTACGTGAGGGGCATATTTCTCGATTGCTTCTATGTAATGATTAAGGCCGACTGCGTATGAAAAACTATCGTAGGCTTCGTAAAAAGAGGGAAGCGCCTTGGCTATCATGTGTACCTTGTGGCCACGGCGCAAGAGTGGTATCGCCTGTTTCTGACATCGAATACAGGCGTGGCCGCTTACAAAACAGATTTCCATAACTCTCCCTTTGTTATGACCGGACGGCCACAGAATGACCGTCCGGGTTGTTTGGTATTACACCTGCCACTTGGTAGAAGTGTCATACTTTCGCACCCAATCAATGAAGAACGAAAGTGTTCCACCTCCGAGGATGGTTCCAACAGCGGCAGCAACAGTTCCATCGTCGCTGTTTGGAGTCGCAAGAAAGATAGTCACAAAGCGTCCCGCTTCGATTTCAGCCGAAGACGGGGTAATGTCGCTTGCAATGCCAAATCTTGCGGTTCGTCCACCGGCCCCACAAATTACATGGGTTGATCCGAGCATCGTTGACCTTGCGGTTCCAGAAGAATTCGATTTGTAAAATTCAACCGGAATGCGCTGGCGCTTCACGCTACCAGTACCGTTGTCGGCGCTGGCAAGTGTTGCACAAACAAAGGCACCCATTTTTTTAACCGCAATCGGGCCTTTCGGATACCACCGGGCGACAACAGATTCAGTCGTGCCGGAAGCAATTGTAAATCCGCTGGCACATTCACCGCCGTACTTTCTCGGAAGCCCAAACCAAGTTCGCTCAATAACTCCGAACTTTGCATCATCATATGTGTTAGGCATCTATTTTTACCTCCTTCAGTGCCGTTTTTATGAGGTCGAACCCCACTTCACGATTCTTGCCTGTGCGACCGCAGTATGAACGATCCCGAATCCGCCCAAATAATACCAGGCGACACCTTTTGAACGTCCGTAGTCGCTGGGGATCTTGCCGCGCATTTCTTCCGGCACCGCAATTGCCTCTGCAACCGTATCTTCTCCAAAGAAGAAAATCCAGTCACTGTTTGTCCATCCAGCCTTGGCGATGTTGGTTTGCTCAACGTACCGGCAATTCTCATACCTTCCGATTTCACCGTTGGCAATCATCGCAAAACCCTCTGGGGTGTACTGATGGATGCTTTCCAGGTTGTTCTTGAAAGTCCGAATTGTCGTCGGCCACGTTAGGGCATAATAATCGTCATTCACATAGGGCGGAATATTGCGCTCTTTGAGAACGTCGATAATCGCTTTGGCATGGCTGTTGTTAAACGCGCAGGTCGAACTGATCTTGCTGGCAACCGTCGAGTTGGTTGTCAGCGTGACAGCGGAAGTGGACGTGCCGGAAGTCGGCTGAATCCACAACGGGGTCAGGTTGAACTGCGCATGTGCCAAGATGTCGAAGGCTTTCTTGGCGTCGTTTTTCAGAACCTTGTTGATAATCTCCGTCACTGGATGTTCGCTAAGATTGTCCAGTTTTTGAGAGAACGGAACGCTGTTTCCAGCCTCCGTAATTGTCAGGGTTCCTTGTGTGATTGTGAAATTGCTTTCAGGCATGGTGTTGGTTTCAGCCAACGTTGTGCCTTGAGTCGCAATATCGCTATAAACATTCCAATGGTAGGTATCGCCCTTTGATTTGCCCTGCTGAGATGCGTCCTTTACGTCGCAAAATTGGCGGAACTTGACTAGCGGCTGTACCGCCATTCTCAGCTTTTTGGACAGGTTAAGGGCATACATATAGCCGCCAAGAGAACTGACGGCCCAAAGCTGTCCACTCATATTCTTTAAGCCTCCATAGCTTAAATTGTTTGTGTTATACCCGGCTACCCGGTCTGGAAGCCCGCATTTGCGCTATGACCTCCCTTGGTGTTTCGGGCTTTTCTTCCTTTGCCTGTGATTCTGTCTTTGCGTTGACCGATTCGATGTTGTCAATTTTACGTTTGACTTCCACGCGCCCCTTGAAATTTTCAGGGTTGGCTTCTACTGTGGGAATCGGAGCCGTTGCCGCTGGGGGATTTTCGACCGTCACGCGGTGAGCGGCGTCTTTTATCTTTAGATCCCAGCCAAGGTACTTTCTGATGGTATCGCCAGCCTCTTTGTAGGTGTTCCAATCAAGGTCCGACCTTTTGTCTTCATGTATTAGCTTGTTTGCCTCAGCTTGAACGAGCTGGCGCGCTCTCAAATCGTCCCACAAATCTTTGTAGCCTCCTCTTTCCGGGGCTTCCATCGTGAATTTATCAAATATTTCCTTCTTCCGAATCTTGGTCCACGTTTTTTCCACAACAGCATCCTCATTGAGGGTAGCTTGTTGCTCATGTTGTGGCGCACCCTTCGCGTCGTAATAGGCTTCCTGAGCGTTGAGATATGCTTCCCTGGCCGAAGACTGGTCTTCTTCCTCCTGGTATTGCAATGAATACTCATAGTCTTTCAGGGCCTTATTCATGGCGGTGCGCAATTCTTTTAAATCTGATTTCGGTTCTGCCTTGGGTTCAGGTTTTTTGACTTCAGGTTCGGGTTCGTCTTCGGTCATAGCCTTAATAAGGGTTTGAAGTTCGGCCCTCATTGTCTCGACTGATTTTTTGATTTCAGACGCCTCACGAAGCCTGCGTTCGGCAGCGAGTTCCATCTGGTACGCGGCGACTCCGCCATGCTCGTCAACCTCTGTCTTCGGCTTAACGATTTCCTCACCGTAAACCTTGAGCTTGACAAATTCTGGTTTTTCCGGCTCAGGCTCTATTTCCTTTTCCGGCCCTGGCGCTTCGTCTTCTTGTCCCGTGGTTTCTTTTGCTGCTTCTGCTTCTGCTTCTTTGATTTCGTCTTCATTCTCGTCCTTTACCTCAAGTCCTGATTCTCGAAGATGCTCCTCTGCCACGCGGTCAGCAATGGCTTCCAGATCCTTGGTGTGCTTGTTGGCAACCGGGGATTCTTTCTCGGGAGTTTCCTTTTTCTTTCTTGACATAAAACCTCCAAGGTTCGATAATTGGTTGTAAACGGCAAACAAAAAAGGGACTTGGAAGCATTGCTTTCGCAATCGGGAGACGCTCCCAACGTCCCTTTAGTGTCTGTCCCTGAAGCAGAGTGGCCGCTCGTGAATCAGGTTAGCCGAACTGTATCATGTATCCGAAATCTGCTCCATTTCGTGTTGTTTTTCGAGAAGCGCAAGCGCCTGTTCTCCGCGCTTTATGGCCTCTGCTATCCAAATCAAAGCCTTTTCCGCTGCCTGAATTTTTAACTGAAGGTCTCTTACGATCCCTGTATTGGACGCATCGCAAAACTTTAATTGCGCCGTGTATTTCTCGGACTCCTCAAGCGATTGATTGATAAGCCATTGACCAAGCCCGGATTTCCAAAACTTGTCGGCATCCTCGCCAAGAATTACAGCCTCGTAAAGCCTAGCCTTGCTGTCCTGCTGCTGCATTTTTCTGTGGTTTCTCCCCAACCACCGGATTGGCTAAATCAAGTTTCTTTTCTTCCATCCTGGTTTCGAGTTCCGCAATCTTGCGTTTATTAAGATTGTCCTCTGTCATCTGACGCTCAATCAGTTTAACCTGCCTGTCACGTTCCTTATCTTGTAGCTGTGCCTGAAGTTGCTGTATGACTTGAGCCATTTCCTGCATTTTTTGCTGAATCTGCGCCATTCCAGGTTGCGCCCCCTGAAACACGAACCTATTCCCAGACTTGTAGCCTATCCTCATAAAAAGTTCACGCCCGACCTCCTCAACATTCAGGGTGGGTATCGGGAGTTGCTGTTGCGAAACTGAAATCTGGGTGTATTTGTCACATGCAAACAGTAAGTGCTGCAACCTCATCATCGGGTCTGTGGAACCAAAGCCGACATTGACCGTAATCAAAAGCCGTTGCTGCAAAAACTCGGGGGTAACTTGGTTTATTCCGTATTTTACCGGCAACATAGCCCTGTTCGCCGCAAGCTGAATAAGTTGCGTATCGGTTTCATAAAATTGTTCCAGCTTTACAATCTGGCGAATAACGGGTTCTATCCATGTTTCGCTAAATGTCTTTAGCGTGTATTCAGAAATCGCCGTGGCTGGCTGGCGGATCATCTGCATTCCGCCAACAGTTTCGTTCATGCGCCTGTTCGTCATAACAGATGATGTAGAAAAGTTCCCGGTCAATTCGTCAAAATCAGCGTTTAGCCGGTCTTGTTCCATATAGGAACTCGCAGTCACGTCTGGGAAATTAACCTCCTTGACATCAGCCTCCACATCTTCGACCAACGTAACGGAACCAGCGACATTGCGCGTAATGGATTTCAGATCAACCTGGGAACCGCGTCTGACAAACCAACGCTTGTTTAAAACCAGTTTCACATTGTCGAGCCTTTGATTCGCTATCTCGTTAAGCTCGATTTGTAAATTGCGACCAAGGCCCATCGTGCCTTCTGGGAAAAGACGATGGCTGTCAATAACCGATATCCCCATCACAACCGGCCTGTCTCCGGTCGGATACCTTTCTTCAATTGGCTCTGGGTCGGTCAGCATGTGTTGTGTACCAAGCGTGAAAAACACCATGTCGGCCCCGTCGCGCCTCAGAATGTTTTCATGCACCCAAACAACATCGTATTCCTTTAGCTTCCCTGGCATTGCTACTTGGGCAGGATCTTCCCGCCCCTTGTCCCGCGTCATCTTCGTGGCGTCGTATGTGTGTCGCATCGCTGACTCGATTTCTCCGTCAGTCAGCTTCTTCCACTTCGTGGCTCCAGTTCCCTTGTCAACAACCCTGTTCATGCGCTCTTTGACATCACGAACATACATCGGCCACAGGATAATGAGAAACGGGGATGAGTTTACTGGATCGTACCAATCGGCATTTGGATGGATTCTGATGTTTTCGACAGGAATTAGCTTGATATAGGGGCTGTCCTTTATGAGGACTTCTTTTTCAACAATAGCGTCAACTGGTTGACCGAAATCGTCTGTTCCCTGCATCTCGAATTTCTGTATCCTGGCGTCGTAGGCCCAACCCTGATAACTTGCAACAACTCCGACCTTTTGGGCGTCCTGAAACGCGCCCATAGAAATCAGGAACCACGGGATTGTGTTTTTTAGACGATACGGCACTAGTTCCGCCATTAGGTCGCCAAGCGCCCTCTGAGCCTTGTTCAGGGGGTCTTCTGGTTCGAACTCTATGGCGTCTGGAGCCGCCAAAAACGTTGAAGCCGCTGCCTCGTTATTTCGGACAACGGCTCGTGACTTCGGCCTAAACATTTTCGACCGATAGCGAAAATCCGCAGTATTATATTTAGAACCAGAATGATGCTGATTGGAAAAATGGCGAATCCCGTCTTCCCATTGCTTTCTGTAATTTGCATCAATGTAAGTTGTTGATGTCTGATAGATTTCGGCGGCCACCTCTGTCCATGTCATGCCTTCTGAAATAGAGGTCTTGGTATCAGCCATCTCTATTCTATAAACTCCTTGGTTGGTGTTGCGGTTTCAAACCATCGACCTTTTTGACCGTTTGCCCGTCCCATGGGCCGCGCTTCAAATTAGCGCGTTCCAAAAGCTCACCCGCCGCCATAACAATCTTGCGCCTGGCAATGCTATAATCGCTTAGGTTTTTCAGATGCAAAACCATACCCGGAAGACGGTTTGCGTTTACTTCGGCATTAATCTCGCCGCACCTGATGGTGACAACACCGTTCTTGCCATCTGTGTTCACAAGCCAATGATATCGCGGGTAAACGGCCATGAGAACAAACGCAATACGTCTTGAAAAATCAATATCGGAAATCTCTGTCCCGCAATCTTCTGGACTTACGACCTCAATCTTTGGCTTTGCTCCGCGAATTATATGTTCCATAGTCCTGTTTTAAAAGCCGGGAGCAAGGTGCTCCCGGCCATAAGGAGGAGTGTATGGCAAAACCGAGCGGAAAGGGGGCGCCGCTCGGATAAGCCCGAATTAAACCAAGTCGTCATTCGGCTCTGGATAAACCTCGTCGTCTATAACGTTCTCGCGCTGTTCGTCGGTAAGCCACGCATATTCTTCTGGACTGTAAACCGACTTAATAGGGTCTGGAAGACCGTCATAATCAGGATGCACAGTGTATTTAGGTTCCATCATAAATCCCGGTATCTTGATGGTCTGTTATCTTGAATTTACGCCCGCTGCTAAATTCGTAAACGTACTCATCCTTCTTGTAATGGTTCTTGTCGGACTTCACGACTTCGGCCAACCATTGAATGTCGCGCCTTGTAACTGGATATTCAGGCATCTCAGATATCCTCTAAAATGTTTACATCTATCCACTTGTCATCGAAACAAGTTCCACACTTGCAACAATCACAGGGGGTTACGTCAATAATCATTTCACAGCTATCGGTGCAATAGTTTTTCTCGACCACCAACGGCTGCTTGCAAATTGCACACCTTAAACTCATACCGTAACAATAACCGCCCATATTACACGCTCCGTATAATTATTACACACTTGTTGCATGTTTTGCAACAAGTTTTTGAAGTTGGCAATCAAATTCATGTAAAATCATCCCACACACATGCTTTCTGACCTGACCCGGCATACCATTAAATGTAAAAAATGTTTTTGGGTCTATATAATAGCTAATTCGCCCCTCACCATTTACGACTTCGATATGCATGTGGCGCGACTCAAGATCCATCATAGACGCAACTCTCAAAACCTTAAGTGTCTGAAAATGAATATCCATTTTGGAATATGACGTTAATGACTGCCCTTCCATATTTTTATAAAATAACCCGTTTCCATACATTGCCTTTCTGTAATAAGGGGGGATATGGTTGACAACTTCCTTTCGTGGCTTTTCCAAAACAGAATTACCCCACCAGCGTCTGATATCGTTGATTAATTCATTATACAAATCAATGTATTTTGATCTTTCGTCAGAATGCCATTTTGCCATGGATTCGTTCATCTTGTTAGACTCTTGCAACCGCGCTATGCGCTCCCGCATCTTGCGCTTCTGTGTTCTACCAAAACGCTTGCTCATATCACACCTCCCCCATGTGTTGCGGAATAAGTTCCTCCTGCTTGACAATTATCGGTGGCCCCAATCCGATGTCATAGAACCTCGACATGGCGTCCATCATATCTTTTGCATTGCCAACGGGGAAAAACATATACTCGTTGTGCAACAAATATTCAACCAAATCGTAAACTTTGTTCTCGTGGTTCTTCCTTTTAATAGGTTTCGCAACAAGATACCCTTTTCCCCTGGCAACCAGCTCAGCTTGCGCACGGGTTTCAGACCCCGCATACGGATAAAAAAACTTCCAGTTCCTGTGATCGGGTTCCAAGCGGCGGATTCTGTCGTCCTTCGCTTCTGTTCCGTCATATGTCCAGCTGACTTCCTCAATTGGGAAATGGCACTCCTCGATCTTCATCTGCTGCTCAAAATGCTCAACATCGGTCTGATGCCCATACCTCTCATACCCGACCCTGACAACCTGAATCCCGGGCTGAGACACCCATTTGTTGCGCAGCATCTTGAGCATCTTCCAGCGCTCCGCCAGGCTCATTTTATGACAGGCACCGTCCAACAAATACTTATTCCTTGCCCTGTCTATTCCAATCACCGCAAACGCCGTGTTCGAGGTTCCCTTGCGCTTGCTCGACGCCGGATCACACAATATGCCCACATTTAAAGTCTCAGGCCTAATCTCGTAGCGCCTGATCCATTCCAGCTTAAATTCTTGCGCAGAACCCGCCAATGGATTCAGAAGTTGCTGGCAAGCTATCGTATGAAAACTCTCGGTTTTCTTCTTCTTTTCCCAAGCTTCCTCGGTCAACAAAACCGGCTTGCCGTCAAATGTTCCATCATCTGTCGCCGGGTACACCCTTGGTTTCAGCGCCTTGCGGTTCAAAATCACGCCATACGTGTCCCCAAAATGATACCTCGTCCCAATATGCCAAAATCTCGGAGGCCGCGCCCCCATCATCTCAAGCGTCGTAAGGTTCCTCGCCAGCTCCCAACGCTCGGTCGTCTTCATAATCATCTCGGGCGTCGTGACAGAATCCTCGGTAACAACGTCATCCAACACCATCAAATCGTAATGCTTCGATGTCGGCTGAGAATCAACCAGCCCAAACGCCTCCCACGTCTGTTCCTTCCGGTTCTTCGTCCTCCTGACACTCAAACCCTCATCAAGACTCCAAGTCTTCGCCTGCTTTCTCGGGTTCCGATAAAAAATGTGAGGCCATATCAAAAACAGGTTCGGATTGTCCTCACACTCGTCTTTGATCTGACGCAAGAAAGACTTCGCTATCGGCCTCGTGTTAGACCCAATCCCTATCGCTATGTTCTGGTTTCTCACAACCTCCTGCACCGTGCCCGCAAATGTTATGCATGTGCTGTTATGTGTTGGTATCATCTCACGACCGACCAAATACCGACCACCCATGACTTGAATGCATTTTCCTTGGTCGGGTTGCGCCCTTTCTATAGAGTCTATTAAAAAACCGTTGCCACGCTGATACCACGTCTTGATCGGAATTACACCATCACGCTTCCGCTTAAGTCGAAAAGTATTTTCATCTGCCCGGAAATGAAGTTGCACAAGCCCCTGATGATTGTTCCGATACTGATATCTCCTGACATCGTAACCAAGACCACGCATCAACATCTCTACATCATCACATAGCCCCCCTGGAACCTGAACAAACACAGCCTTTCCGTCACTTGTGTGCATATGGCCATCGGTATCCATCAGACCCTGAAGCAATGCCCGGCGCTGGGCTATAGATGCGAATTGATACTTGGTTGGAATATGCTTATCCCCGAAAA